TTACTTGCAGCGTTCCAACTCTTCTTTGGCTTCTTTTCTTCGTTGATCAATCAGTTCGGCCAAGTCAGCAACGTGTACCATTCGCGGTGATTTTTGGGTGTTCCCTACGCGAAATGTCGCTATAGGTAGCTTACCCTCTGCGGCCTTCTGTTCAGCAGTTGACGGACGCAGTCCGAGATAACGCTCAGCAATTTCCGATAGTGGAATACTGGACCTTTCGTATTCCGCCATCAACAAAAACATCGTATTCATATTTTATCTCCACACGTTTCACCCGCCGCATACGGGTATTAATTCAAGTGTGACATGTCACACTGTTAATTTCGTTTCGTGCCATCCCAGGGTAAGCCAGCATGCCGCATCACCTACGCACGGACATTCATTTACCGGCAGTTTATCGCCGCATTTTTTACAAGATCGCTTTTGCTGGTGGATCAGTTTCTGCTGATATTCTGCATGGCATCGCCGGATAAGCAGGCCCACAACTTCGTTGAAGTCGTAAGGCTCGCGGCCAGGACGCAGTCCTGTTAAAAGTTCCTGCGCCATCTGTTCTTCTTCTGGCTCCAGCTGCAGCTCACGAATAACGATCCCGCCTTTACGCTGGCGCGCTCGCTGGGCCGCTTTACGTTCTGCTGCTGTCTTAGCCATTCCCACCCTCCGGCGCTACGATTCGCGAATGAGGGTGATCAGGCTCAATGAATTGACTTAATGCCGTATTCAGACGTTCCCGAAGTTGCCCTGTGCCGCTGAACTTCACAGCGGTATCGCGGAGACTATTTACCAGTTCGCGGTAAACATGCGGCGGCAACGTGTAACCGCTACTTACAGGTTGAGCCAGCATTGCGGCGCGGCAGGCGTTCCAGCCCTTAACCCATTGGACATAATTGCTCTTCTTGACCTTGTACTTGCTCATCGCGATGCCGCCAGTCATTTCCTCCGGCACTGCTGGCGCTGGCGGGGCGGTGAGCAGGCGCGTGATAGCTATCGCTTTCACCTTCATCACGTCATGCAACTCATCGAGCAGGTTCTGCAATCTGTGAGTATCAATATGCCGTGATTTTTCCGCCTCCGTCCATAATTTGCTCAGGTAATCCCCACGGGCAAATTCAGCGGCAATTTTTGTGATTTCAGCCTTGCCAACCGGCTGCGCCTCCCGGTTAGCCAGACACTCCCTGGCTAGTCGGCGCGTCAGTTCGTTGGTGTTGTCGCTGGAAGCCAAATGCTTCAGCTCTTCAGTGGTCGCTAGTGTCATGGCTGGCTCCAGTGGTCTTCAATGGCAGCGCCAAGACGCTGCATCCAATCGGCAAGTTTCAGGGCTGCTTCTCGCTCAGATCCGCAAGCTGGGAAGTCATCAAAACGCATATCGGCGGTGTATCGGCGGAACATGCCTTCACCTTTGATAATCAGTTCCTGCTCAACGACCGTCCTGGAGTTTCGTGAATGCTGCTCGGTGTAATAGACGCTGGTCGTTGTGTTCTCCTTTCTGTCCCGCGTGAAGCTGACCAGTTCGCAATGTGTTGGCATGGCTACTCATCCCCCTTAACCTGCTGTAGATTCGACGTTGGCCGGAAAAGTTATTTCGCCCAGCACTGCGCCCATCCGATCAGCGGTAGGGATGAAATCGCCCGTTCCGCTGCTAAAAATGTGATCCTCAATGGCCTGCGAGAACGAGGTATCGTAAACGGTGACATTGCGGTCACCCAGCGTGGCGAATCCCAGGCGCTTTGATGGGCAACGGTTAAGCACCCTCTGCACGTCATTCAGCCATTTACGCTCTGCTGCTGTCAGCTCAGTCATCCTACTCATCCCCCTCTACGGTGAAGCCAGCGGCGCGGACAGCCTTGGCGCAATAATCAACGGCGGCATTAAATCCGTCACCGGCAAATGGCACATTGCTAGAATCGACCTTTTTCAACCGCACCGGCGTAGCCAGCCGCTCACCCAGCTTGATATTCTGCTGAGTCAAGTCTGCATTCTTCTTGAGCAGACACTCGTTGTGGGCTTCCAGGTCGGACAGTTCGGCTATGCGCTGTTCTGCTTCCTCTGCCCGTGCCAGATGCTTTGTCGCTGCCGACTCCTAAACCTTTCCCTCGGCCTCCAGTTCTGCAATACGCTTTTTGTCCTTGTCGTTCATGATGATCAGGTGCTTGGCTGCATCCTGCGCTTTTTGGAATTTATCGGCGTAATCGGTGGCGATGGCTTCCAACTCAGTGATACGCTTTTTGTCAGCATCACGTTCAGCAAGTAGTTCGAGAACGACAGCAGGGTTAGCAGTAGTGATGTAACGTGCGTTTGCCTGCTGCTCAGTGCTGAATGGTTCGTCATACCCAGAGTCAGGGCCACCGCCCTCAATTTTCGCGATAGGCACCATCCCGTCTCTGGGTTCGCACGAAATTAACGCATCATCGCCATCACTCCAATCATCTCCCAGCTGCTCCCACGGCCCCGGAGTAGCGGCCATTGCGGCCGCTTTCAGTTCGCTGAATTTATCCATTGCTCTGCTCCTTCATGGCTGCGTGTTCAACCGACAATTCTGCGGATTTGGCTATCGCGACTCTCGGTACGGTGATATCCAACAATGCGCCGTGGATATGACGCATAGCCTGTTCGAGTTCGCCGATGCGCTTTTTCAACTCCTGGTTTTCAACGTTCAGCGATGCTGCAGCCTCCCAGTTAACTGCGGATTCGTGTTTCAGGGCGGAGACGTACTCTTGCGAGTAGAGCGGGGAACTTCCTTGCACATCAAAGAATGGCCGTATGCTTGCCGTCTCCCCGCACTTCAAAAAGGTTTGCGCCAGCTTGCTAACGAATCCCACAGGCTTGCTCAGTTCGCTCAGCTTATTGTCCATCTGCCAGCTCCTGTTTTGGCATTAACACTTGGCGCACACTTGGTTTGTAGTAGTGATGGAATGAGAATGTCAGGCCAAGCTTTGTTGGCCTTTCCTGCCCACCAAGCAACCCCAAGCGAGTGCAAATTGTTGTTGCTGTCCAGCCTGAGTGATAGCCAGCAGCGCGTTTCATGACTGTTTCAGCAAGAATTGTTCGGAAGTCCGTGCGCCCGAAGTTAGTCCCTTCAAATGCCTTGTTAATTAACTCATCAGTCAGGTGTGAATCATCGACGATGCTCATTGTGCTTTCTCCTGGGCCTCGGCCAACAACTGGCGCACCTTGATTAATTCTGGATTCTTCAGCTTGCAAAGTTGTATCGTCGCCTCGTCTATCGTTTTGAACGTGTGCGCATAAGCTATTTCTCGCGTCCAGTATTTGGCCTTGTGCTCGCCCAGGTCGCGCTCAAAATATAGGCGGCCAACACCAACCCATTTCGGCTTCCCGTTCATCATCACAATGCCGCGCTCATCAGTGAGAATGTCGTCCCCCTCAAGCGTCATAAGAACAAATGGCCCCTTTGGCTTCACAGTGCGATTACCCACGCTCCACCTCCCTAGCGCTGTCACCGACCCGGCGGTTCCATAAATCTTGCGCCTCGCATGGCTCATCCGATTTGGCACCGCGCGCACCACAGGTGCACCGAATGAAATAATCCCCATAAAAATCACCGTCTATTTCTGGTTTTCCATCCTGGCAGAACGGGCACGGCTTAAGTTCATTTGCTGGCATCACTACCTCCATGAATCACTGTGCGAATGCCATTCCATGCCGGGGCGGTTACGACGCCTTCTTCCTGCATGCGTTCGATAAGCCACGCAGCGCGGTTGAAGCCGATGCGGAAATGTCGCTGAATAGCCACGATGCCGATCGATGCGTGTAGACGAGCAAATTCAACAGCCTCGCTGTAGAGGCGGTCGTCTATTTCGGATGGGTTCACTTTTCCACCTCCACGCGACGAAACTCGATAACCCACACCCAGGGATTAGCGCTCCAGCTTTCTGAGCCGTAGATGGATGCCCACAGCGTCGGGAAATGGTCTGCCGGAGTAACCGCAAAGTCAGGAACACCGCCACCACGGCTGTAGCAACAACCTTCAGCTTTTGCATCGTCGTGGCTGATATCGTTCAGGCGCTCCACGCGGACGCCGGTAATTTCCAGTGTGATTCTGCTTGCCCAGCGCGGCATGTGGATCGATGGTGTCCATTTCTCTGGTGACACTGGTTTATTACAAACCGAAACCGGCACGCGGCGGGTTTGCTCAGTCCATGAGTTGCGCTCATTGGCCCGATAAACCAGTGTTGCAACATCAGTAGCGCGGCTGTGAACCCTGAATGCCTCCCGCACCCACAGCAGATCGCCGACCTGGCCGAATGGGCATCCAAGCAAGTGATTGGAGTTGTCAGCTTTAGCAATCCGCCGCGTCTGGGTCTTGCGGCCGTCGAGGATTGCGCGAACCATCTCGCCGTTGAAAATCACTGGTCGCTCTTTCATTTGGCCTCCCGCAGCTGCCGAAACTCATATAGAGCCATGCGAATGCGTTCGCGATCGGCAAAAGATGAATGGAAACAAATTGCCTCAAGGTCGCCGCTATCAATAATTTCAGCGATGTTTGGCGGAAGGATTCGCGCCTGGATAGCTGCAAGTGCTGCGTCAGTGGCTGGGGTTTCTGGTATCAACCCAAGCAGGTTGTCCAAGTCGCAGCCTGCATCCCACAATTCAGAGCATTTGTTAATCCAATCGCGCTGATTTTCATTCTCCACAGCCAGCGCATCGGCTCGTTTCTGCTGCGCATCGCGCTCAGCCTCTACGGCGCTCACTACTTGCTGGTGGGCATCAAACCGAACAAGCTCGCCGTGCTCCGCTTCACGGGCGAAAGCCTCAAAACGAACTGCGTGCATTTTATAGTCAGGGGTAAACCGCTTGATGGTTGTCATTCGTCTTCTCCCAGCACCCAGCGGAGCGCCTGAGCGTAATCACCGCTCGCACCTTCCAGGGCTTTCGTTATTTCTTTTCGTGACTTCAGGCGGGGTTTGGCATCGCCGATCACCTGGCGCTGCCGGCGCGCTTTTTCGTGGCCTTTTGTGCCGGCGGTAGCAGCTTCTACCTCCTTCACTTTTTCGCGCTGCTCCTCGGGTGAGAGGTTAGCCAGCTGGCGCGCCTGGCTGACAGTGACGGTGCCTGATTCGACCGCATCTTTAACGGCCTGAGTGGCATCGAGTAGGGCGAGTGTGGCGCGGATCGTCTGCACACCAACGCCAAACATCAGTGACAAATCTTCTTCATCGTGGCCACGTTCCAACGCATCGGCCATCTTCTTGGCTCTGCCCAGCGGTGTATCGGCACGCCGAATTTCGTTTTCGCTGATCATTGCCTGTGCCATGCGAACAGCGGAGCCGCGTTTGACGACGGCAGGAACGAGTTTCGGTTTCTTTCCCTCTTTCACCAGGCGTTTATTGGCCTCCAGGGTATGCCGCACCCGCTGTCTGCCAGCAACCACGCATGAGAGGCCGGTTTCAGGGTCTTTCCAAACGATGATTGGCTCCAGTACACCCTGGTCCATGATGTTCAATACCATTGCCTCATCAAGCGGCAAGTGAATACGCTCATCGTAGAGAGGGTGTGCTGTATCGGTTACAAGGTGCAGCCGTTCGGGCTCAAAATTGAGCACGTTGGTTTTTCCGCTGGCCCCGTAGGCTTCAGTAGAGTTCTTGGCCATTTAATTACCCCACACTGATTTTCGGCAAAGCGAATCCCTGCCAGAAGCTGGCAATTTTCCGCAGATAGAAAATCGGTTTTTAAGAAGGGAGTCCAGACGCCCGCATAGCGCTGGCTCCCGGTTAATTACTCACACATCAGGTGGCGCACCGCGCCGGGTATTTATACTGTGTAGATATAAATTAGGGACCGACACAGTACGCCACCAGATATGTGAAAAAATGCGGCTGACACCAACCCAGCGAACAGCCGCCAAAGGCTTCTCTAAACACACAGCATGGATACTTGCCGGATATCTGCGCTCGCTTTCGCTGCAGTGCCGCCGGCCCGGCGCATTTGGTGTGGTGGCTGGTAAACAACGCCCCCGAAGTTTCCAGCCTTGGACCACTATCAAAAAGAGCGATCCTCTCCCGCTATTGGCGAACCCTCTCCGGGATTCGGTACTAACGTTCGCCGGGGTAGATGCAGTTTTGCACGCCCGCGCTCTTTGATAGTGGTGCTTACCTTCCAGCAAGCTCGGTGGGGATAGCAAGCGAACCGCTGAACGTACCCACTCGGCGGATTCGTCATTTCGGATGCCGCCGCATAACTCCGAATGACCGATTCAAATTTCTGGCTACTGTTCTACAACTACTGTGACCTGTCACATGATGAAATCCTCCATCTGCGCGCCTGTTCTCGTCGTGGGGCAGGCTCCCAGTTCTCATGTTCCCACTGAAGCCGTCATAGCCGAAGCTGATAGCAGCAGGGGAGAAAAGACGCTTCACATTGGGCTGACCACTCATGGTCAAGATCCGTCACCGCTTCCAGAATTAAGGAGTCGGGGAGTGATCAGCCCGATGTGCGCCGGTTACCCGGCGACGTGAACAAAAATCCCAAGTAAAAACCAGAAAACAGAACAACCACCAACGCAATAAACCAAAGACCGCCAACCTCTTTTGCTCATGCTTGCCTCAGTGCGCCCCGTAGGGCGCGGTGGGTGTTAGAACGTTAAGTTGCGAATCAGAGGCGCCGCAGTTGAACCGCCGCTCATCTGCACGCGAATACGGCTTACTGACGGCTTGGCGCGTTCTTCGCCGGTGTAGCTATTGAATGTGCATGGCCCCAGCACCAGGCGGGGAACTCCGCGAAGAATTACGGTTTCACCGGCTTTTGGATGCTTGCGATATGCCTTGCGGCGTTGTGCTGCGTTCATCGTGTAACCCTCTGCTGTAATCCTGGCTCAGCGAATCATCCCGATCTTCGTGTGCCACGGGCGGCTACTTCGTGGGCGTCCTGCCTGTTCGCTGTCGATGATTAAAATCTAAAATAACTTAGTTTTTTAGTCAAGATGAAAATCTAAAATAAATTAGATTTTCATTTGGGAGAGGTAAATAAGATGTGACTAGCGGCGCATTTTACGGCGATGTTCTACAACCACGCCAATGATTGAAATGGGTTCGATAGCAGAGTTCAGGGTGGCATAGTCATCATTTAGAGGTACTAATTCAAAAACATCATCACCAGTTTCTGAAACCCCTCGTGATCTGTATCTTTTAAAAGTGGCTTCTCCACCACCGTTGGTCGCGATGACATACTCACCTGGAGCAGGGTAGAGTTCAGGGTCAACAACAATAGTATCTCCCTCTCTAAACTCTGGTTCCATAGATTTTCCCTTAACTTTTAAGGCGAAAGAGGCAAGGGAATGTATGTCTGTAGTCAAAATGTAATCCGTAGTTCCGTCAAGATTTCTTGCATCGCACTCTGCTGTCCATTGTCCAGCCTGTACCCAACTTATGATTGGTACTTGCATGGCTCCAATGGAGCCGGCGCTAACATTAGATACCTCCTCTTTGCCAGTTAAGAGGTAGGATTCGGACACGCCGAAGTAACTAGCAAGCTTTGTTAGTGATAACCCTCCAGGGCTATTCTGTCCTTTCTCCCAATAACCAATGGTTACATCTGAGACGCCAACAAGCTTCCCAAGCTGTTTTTGAGTTAATTTTCGTTCCTTTCTTAGCGCCATAAGACGCGATCCAAATGTACTCACAACAGAACCTTTCTCAACCGTATGTCTAAATTATTTTAGTTTTAATTGACCAAAAATAAGTTAGGTAATAACATCTAAATAAACTTAGGAGGATCTATGACAACAACTGAACTTGAGGCTTTTTTTGGTACGCCTAACAAGGCAGCCGAGTTCTTCGGTTTATCGCCTGAAGCGTTTTATCAATGGAGAAAACGACCAGGTGGATTAATCCCCAAGGGCAGGGCTGCTGAGGCAGCTTTACGGACTAACGGAAAACTTGTTTATCGTCCTGAACTTTACAAAAAGTCTACCGCGCCAGCGGCTTAACCAAAACCACAGAAGCGGAGAAACCTTGTGGATAACAAAGACTTTCCAACACAGGACGACATCAGCGAAGCGATACACAAGCTGATCACGTTGTTCCCAGGTAAGTACAGCGCGATGGCTCAGCAGTTGGACCCGGTGGCCGGTACCGATAACGCATTGCGAAACCGCGTTCGCCAGGTGTCTGGTCAAGTCGTGCCGCTGGGTATGGCAGTTGAAATGGAGTCGATTTCTGGTCGTAGCGATATCACTGAAGCGATGTGCAAACGGGCTGGTGGAGTTTTCGTGAAGCTTCCCGAAGTCGAGCAGATGGGCAATGAAGAGCTGCTTTACAAATTTAACGATCTGCTGGCGTCTCTCGGCCAGTTCGCGCGCTTTCACAACGAGTCAACATCAGACGGCGTTCTGGACCGCGAAGAAAGCAAACGCATGAAGGCCAAGGGCTATCGGGTGCAGTGTCTGGTGGCTGAAATCATGGTCGTTACAGAGATGTTGTTTGGAGAGGGTGACGCCACAGATATGCGGTCTGTGGCGTCGGGCGCATTAACTAAACGTGTGGAGTAATTAACGCATGAACAGATTAGCAGATAGTCGGCTGCGTGGGCAATTTCGGTGTGTGGCTTCAAGCTGTTCAAAGCCGCTCATGCCGTTGCGTTATGTGATGAGAATACCGGGCGGCTGGATGCCTGTCACCCACAGCGCTTTGCAGGAAGTTGTGGATCGCTTCAAGTATTTGGCACTGCCGGCGCCAGAGGGGCGTTTATGAGCCGGATTTTTGAAATTGTACAGGCTATGTCAGGCCAGAAAAACTGCATTGTAATCCCGCGCCCGTACATTGATTTTTTTTCCGAAGATCAGCAGGCGTTCGCTTTGGCAGCTGTACTAAATCAGCTCGTGTTCTGGTCTGGTAAATCAAGCCGAGATGATGGCTGGTTTTACAAAGGTCACCAGGAATTAGCTGGCGAGATTGGCTTGAGCGAGGATCAAGTGCAGCGGGTGGTAAAAAAGCTCCGGCAAAAATACCTGCCGAATGCAATTGAGGTCGCTAACCGCAAGGTTAACGGTACGCCGGTAAACCATTATCGAATTATCGGCGATGCTTTGATCGCCGAAATATTCCCGTCGCACATGGACTCCGCAGAATCACGTAATGGAAAACGCGAAGATGCGGAATCAACAACGCAGAACTGCGGAAATGAAAACGCAGAATCGCGTAATGGGAACCGTGAAGACGCGGAATCTTATCTCTATCCAGATCAATACAAACAGATCACCAAAACCCCTTCTTGTCCGGTCGCTCCGCAACCCGACGAATCAGGCGATGAGAAGTTTTTATCTCGGCACCCTGAGGCGGTGGTATTCAGTGCCAGGAAAAAAATCTGGGGCAGTGCTGAAGACCTGAAGTGCGCGGAGTGGATCCGCTCTCGCATCGTGAAGCTGTACGAGCAAGCTGCAGAAAGCGATGGGGAAGTCGCCAGACCGAAGGAACCTAACTGGACAGACTGGGCAAACGAAATCCGCCTGATGTGCTCTCAGGACGGACGCACACACAAGCAGATTTGTGAACTGTTCGCGAAGGCAAACCGGGATCCATTCTGGTGCAAGAATATCCTGAGCCCATCAAAGCTGCGTGAGAAGTGGGATGACCTGACGCTGAAGCTGAGCGTTAGCCCTGCATCACAGGCCGGTGGCCATTGGAACACTGCTGAAGCATGGGAGAACACCCTATGAATAAATTCATGAGTGCTGTCCAAAATCGCGATGGTAACGCACTGGCGCGGATGATGCCGGCAGAACCGCAGGCGAGGGTGGTCAACGGGAACGCTGAAAAATTGGTTGATCTGCTGTTCGTCAATCTCATGCAAGTCTTTCCTGCTGCTAAGCAAACAGCGCTGAGCACGTCAGCAGAAGTGGCAGCCGCAAAACGTCAGTGGATCCTGGCATTCGCGGAGAATGGGATCACCTCCGTTGAGCAACTGCAGGCCGGAATGCGCATGGCGCGGCAGCAAGAAAGCGACTTTTGGCCGAGCTGTGGAAAGTTCATTGGCTGGTGTAAGGCTGGCGCTGCCGAGAATGCTGGCCTGCCAACGGTTGATGAGGTTGAGGCGGAATTCAAGCGCTACAGCGCGAATCGCGGGCAGCATGCCCGGCCTGAAGATTTCAACTGGTCGGCGCCGGTTATGTACTGGATTGTGATCGACGTTCGCCATCTGATGCTTCAGCACAACTACACCGAAAGCGAGATCCGCAAATCAATTCAGCAGCACCTCAATCGATGGGCTAAACGGCTGGCCAAGGGCGAACGAGTGCCAACCCCTGCGCCACAAATCACCCACAAGAAAAACATCCCGGCACCGTCAGAACTAATCGACAAAGACGGCACATTTCAGCGTAAGGGTGAAGAGATGCTGGCGCGCATCCGCTCGAAGCGAGAGGGGAACCCATCATGAAGAAATTAACAATCCCGGTAGACACATTGGAAATTGAACGCATCAACAAGGGCATTCGTCGGTTGGTTCGCGAAGGTTTCCTGAAAGACAACCCAGATAGCCAGATTTGCCGCGTACGAAATGCCGCTGCTGGATCAACGTGGCGCACATTGCGTGACCTTGAACGGCTGGTGGTGGAAATGTACGGGGTTTACGACACGCAAGCAGCTATCAGCGCTCGTCTGCGTGAGTTCAGCAAGCCATTCCAGGGGCTGGTGAAAGAGCGCCGGATGGCAAAAAGCAAATCGGGGAAATGGGTTTATTTCTACCGCCTGGTTGCCGTCGAGAAGGAGCCTTCAGCATGAAGTGTGTATCTGGAATTGAGGTTATGCCGCTGCTGGTAATTGCTCATCGCGTGTGGCGCTGGTGGATGCTCAGAGAAGCACGCCGCACATGGCAAGAACGCGGTGATTTTCGAAAGTACGCCCAACGTCAGGGCTGGTTAATTGAATGGCAACGCCAGCGGTTCAGCACTGATTACTGCGTAGTGCGCTATCTGGTTCGTAAGGCAGAGGGGAGTTTTGCATGAAGTCAGATTATCTTGGCGTCAGCCATACGCCACCAGAGCATAAAGACCGGTGGCAAACACCGATTGAGATATTCAGCGCGCTTGATGTTGAATTTGGGTTTTACCTGGATGCAGCAGCAGACAAAAACAACGCACTGTGCGCTCGTTACCTGACAGAGCAGGATAACGCGTTGGCAGTCGATTGGGAGAGCTACGGCGCCATCTGGTGCAATCCGCCATATAGCGCGATTAAGCCTTGGGTTGAAAAGGCCACGCAGCAATGCCGGGCTCAGAATCAGCCGATCGTCATGCTAATACCTGCGGATACTTCAGTGAGCTGGTTCTCATTGGCGCTGAAGTCGGTTGATGAAGTCAGGTTGATCACCGATGGCCGCATATCGTTCATTAACGCCGGCACGGGTAAGCAAGTGAACGGTAATAACAAGGGAAGCATGCTGTTGATCTGGCGCCCATTCATAAAACCACGTTGCCAATTCACCACTGTAAGCCGCGATGAGCTAATCAGTATTGGCACCGAGGCATTGCGCGAGGTGGCTGCATGAAATTGACGTTGCCATTCCCACCAAGCGTCAACGGTTACTGGCGTTCTCCTAACAAGGGATCGTCACGTGGGCGCACTTTGGTCAGTGAACGAGGTAGAGCTTTCCAGGCAGAGGCTATCGCGCAGGTAATCGAGCAAATGCGTCGCCGGCCTAAGCCGATTAGCGCCAATATCTCTGTTCATGTTGTATTTTGCCCACCGAACAAAGCGCGACGTGATTTGGATAACTACTTCAAGGCATTATTCGATGCGATGACGCAGGCAGGCGTATGGCTGGATGACAGCCAGATTAAGCGCATCGAGGCGGAGTGGGGACCGGTCACGAAAGGCGGGAAAGTCGAACTGAGAATCAGCGAGGTGATGCCATGCGCTGCCTGTTGAAACCTATCATCATCAGCGAGCTAGGCCAGGTGATATTGAAACCAGGAGCTGATCTGATGTCGTTGTTTGGTGATCGGGTCATGGTGACCAGAGTGCCGCCTGAGTTTCGCAAGATGCCATCTGGTGCACTGCCGACAGTAGAACAGCAATTGGCAACTGATCCACGTTTCCGATCGTTCTTCACGCATGAGCGAGTGCTAAGCGCGGCTGGTGGGTCTGCTGCTATGCGCGATTGGTTAGCCCGTGGTTTTGAATGCCAATGCGCCAGCACTGACGGGTATCACGACAAGAACGTAAGCGTGATGGAATACGGCGACCACAGCATCAGGATGTGCTGGCACCACCAGCACAAATACCGTGAGCAGACGAGCCCGATGCTGAATAAGCTGGCAGAGCAGAACGTGGCTGATTTTGTCGTTTACCGCGCCCGCGCGCACTTCATGTTTGACGAATCTCACCAGTTGACGTTGCCGGAGCTTTGCTGGTGGGCGTGGGTCAAAGAGGTTATCGATCTGATCCCTGAAGAGGTGGCCGCTGCATCACTGCGTGTGGCGCCTCACTGCGTGCCTGCTGGGGTGAAGAAAGAATCAGACATCGAGCATACGCCGGCAGCACGCCAGATTGTTGCCGAGAAAGCCAAAAAAGCGGCCAAAACGTTAGTTATCGATCCGGCCCCGCCAAAGGCGTTATTCAAGATTCCAAAGCGTGAGCGGTGGGAAAGTAAAGCGTACCTGCAATGGGTTAAGTCACAACTATGCGTAATTCGCGGCATCCAGGCTGACGATGCTCATCACATCATCGGATACGGACAGGGAGGGATGGGAACAAAAGCGCACGACCTTTTCACTATCCCATTATGCCGAGAAGAACACGCTGCATTGCACCGTGACCCGTCACGATGGGAAGCGGAACACGGTAGCCAGATCGAACTGTGGTTCAGATTCATCGACCACTCTTTATCGATCGGTGCCATTTCATAAGTGTGGAGTAAGGCGAGCTGGCATGCGGGCCAGACGCCTGGAGAAAATGCATGATTATGTCCGAACAATACCTGCAGTACATCCGGGAATGTTTCATGATGGCAACTGCTGATACCAGCGGTAAGACAAAGGGGCAGCTACAGGCATTCACGGAATCAACGCAAGTATGCACTACGCGGTTGAAGCGTAAGAGACGCACTATCGTGGAGGAAGACGGAAAGCGAATTACAATTCATAGCGCACCTGTTCCTGGTACTGAAACCAGACCGAGTTCAGGGGCAATTCCGCTTATTGATCCTGCCACGTTTTCAGCTACTTCGTGGCGCCGGGCTATTTACCCAATCGCGAGCAATCAGCGTAGCTGGCTTTCATGGTGTTACGCGGGCGATATTTCATTCATCCATCAGGAAGAGATCACTCGCTGGGCTTGGGGTGAATTCCGTGCCCGCATCGAAGTTATGGGCAAGCGCATAGCAGGCAAGACGATCGAAAAGCTTAGGGCGTTAACTTGGTTGGCCGCCCAAGATGTGAAAGCCAGGATAATGGGCGGTAAAACTTACCAATGCCAAGAAGTAGCTGAGCTACTTCAGGTCTCCGCGCCAAACTGGTCAAAAAACTATGGCCAGTATTGGTCGCTGCTGTGTGGAATATTCCAGAGGCTTGATCGGGAAGGTCTAATATCTTTATCGAGATCACGATCACAACAAAAAGCGACATTTTCACAACAGGGTATTGCAAAAGTTAATTAAATAGTCCATATTTAGCGTTAATTTGATATCGTGCCATAAATGTAATGACCGGCACCAAAATTAAAACCTCGCTTCGGCGGGGTTTTCTTGTTTTCAGCCCCAGCCAACATCCGACACACACCTGGCACACCCCGTATCGCCAAATCGTTTACGGCTGGTGGCTGAACCCTATTAGCCGTGGCGCAGACTGCGGCTTTTTTATGCCCTCGGTATGGAGAGGACAATTACAGCAATGAGGAGTAACGATGTCCGATCCATTAACTGCGACTGGCACCACTGCGCTGGTGTCGGCCACGATTGCGGCACCTGCAGTTGGCATTGATTACGGGGTTATCTTTGGCGCGTTCATCGGTGCGATGTTCTACGTCACGCAGGCCAAAGATATTCCGCGAATCAGACAGGCTTTCTCGTTCGTTGTCTCATTTGGAACTGGCGTACTCGGTGCGAGTGTTGCCGGCGCCAAGCTTTCAGCATGGCTGAATTACAACGATACCCCGCTAGAGCCGTTAGGTGCGCTGATCATCTCTGCCGTCGCGGTCAAGCTGCTTACCTTCGTCAGTGAGAAGATGGAGGATCCGACATCGCTGTTTTCCAGATTCCGGGGAGGCGCGAATGGCAAGTAACGATATCTCTGTGATGTGGTTAAACCTCATTCACACATTAACGACCAGTGATCCACTTGTGGTGCTGAATGTGTTGCTTTGCTCGGCGATTGTCTGCCGTCTGGCCTGCTTCAGAAAAACAGGTTACCGGCACCGGGCATGGATAGCATGGCTGGCGTGGTTGGTTATCGGCGCCTATTCATGGATCCCGTTTCGCTTCATTGCACAGCAGTACCAGGAAACACACTGGGGCGTAATCGCGGCGAATCTCATCATCTGCATCGCGCTGTACCGGGTTAAGGGGAACATCGCGAAACTGCTACACCCCTTGAGGCCACAATGACACAAAACGAATTTCAACGGGCGGCTGGTATTGGCGCCGGTTTAGCTGCGCGCTGGTATCCGCATCTGCTCGCTACCTTTGCTGAGTTCGCAATCGAGAAGCCAGCGGCACAGGCAATGTTTATTGCTCAGGTTGGGCATGAATCAGCGGGCTTTACCCGCACGGTGGAGAGTCTGAACTATACGCCACAGGGATTGCTTTCAACCTTTGGGAAGCGCATCACTCCCTATCAGGCTGACATGCTCGGGCGTACAACGGCACACCTGGCAAATCAGCCAGCGATTGCAAACTTGGTATACGCCGATCGCTTGGGCAATAAATCACGCGGCGATGGCTGGAAATACCGTGGGCGTGGGCTGATTCAGGTTACCGGCCAGGACAACTACCGAGCGTGCGGTATTGCGTTGAAACTCGACCTGGTTGGCAATCCTCAATTGCTGGAGATCGACGGTAACGCGATGCGCTCTGCCGGCTGGTTCTGGAAGTCTCGCGATTGCGGCCGCAATGCCAACGATATCGAATGGGTAACCCAACGTATCAATGGTGGCATCAACGGATTATCTGATCGCCAGGCACGGTACGACATGGCTCGTAAGGTGTTGCTATGAATTGGTTCCCATTGCCAAATTGGAAAGCAACGCTGGTGGCAGTAGCTCTCGGATTGGTAGCCTGGCTGGCCGTCAGCAACTGGGGTTACCGCAAAGAGCTGCAGTTGACCGGCCAGAGGCTTTCAACGGAGCAGTTGAAAAACAGCAAGCAGGCGGGGTTGATAGTTACGCTTCAGGCTCAGGATGCTCAGAACCGCGCACTGGTGGCTTCACAACAACAGCACGAGCAACAGCTACGCCAGCAGTACGACATTTTGCAGAGGAAATTCCGTGAAGCGATTAAAGATAATTCCTGCGCTGCTGAGCGTATGCCTGATTCTGTCGTTGAGCTCCTGCAGCAAAACTCCACCGCCGGCGCCAGAGCAGGTAATAATCCTGCCCCCTGAAACAGTATTCAGGCCATGCGAGCAGCCAAGCCTACAAGGTGACACCTGGGGCGACGCGGTGAGCTACACGCTGACGCTGCAAACAGCGTTATCAATCTGCGCCGGCCAGGTGGCCACGCTTAACCAGTGGCGGCAAAGCAGTAAGGGCGGGCAATGAACGAATTTACTAATGGCATTTTGATGTTGGCTGTGTGGGTATTCATGCTGTTCGTTTTCTTTGCCGCCATTACTTCTGGCGGTAGTGGGCGTCGTAATCAGCCGCCACCTCAGCCCTGGGTACAGTCAGCCCCGCCACCGGCCCCTCCCAGGCCATATAGCTTGGAAAAGGGAGGGCGTAACCCACCACCGCCTGATCACTACATTAAGCCAGCGCCCACACCAGCACCACCACGGATCATTATGGGATACCAGCCGCGCTGTTGCTGCGGTGCTTGTGGTGGCGAATGCAGGCGATGCACTCTAAATCCTCCGCCTAAGCAGCCGTGAAGCATTACAGGTGGCATTCACTGAGTGCCACCGATAATGCGTACATCACCCTTCTGCCGAGCCGCCGCCTGTGATGTTTTCAGGAACAGAGTCTTCTGGCTTTAACGGCCTGCGTGGGCTGTATAGGGTATGGTTATCGACGATCCACTTATCTTTTATCCACTTCGTTACCTGCTGCGGATTAACACCCATTTGCCGCGCGAAGGCGGATTTATTGCCGCCAAAGTAGGCGGCTATGTAGTCGGTCAGTGTCATTATTCGGCGATCATCTCTTCGGTGACGTTGAACTGGTCAACTGTGTATTGGTCAGATGGCGCTCCGTCGCAATCGACTACCTTGGCATTCCAGCTTTCACCGCCATGCACAACCCCAAAGGTTTCACCGTTTACGTCAAACCAATAAGTGGTGGTGCCGTCGTTCCAGTTCTGGTCTTTGCTGATGTAGGTAGCTTTGATAGTAGTCATTTTGTCATTCCCTCGTTTCGATGGCGGTATTGCCTGTCGTTGAAATCAATATAATCAAAATTTGATTATCACGCAAGGATTATTTAATCAAAATTTGATTACATGTGATGGCCGTCACAGAGCAGCTTTCCGAGGCTGCTGCGTGATGCAAAACAGAGCCTCGCTATTGCGGGGTTTTTTATTACCACCACTACTAAGAGAAACCACCATGTTCACACTGAAAATCATTACCGCAAACAGAAACGAAATTATCAACGCTATTGACTCCATTGAGTGGAAGCGAGCCGAGAAAACTATCTACGCTGACGCCTGCACGGGTGAGTTGCTAAAGCTAACTCTGCAGCCAGGTGATACCGCCTATCTGGTTAATAGCGATAACCGCACAGTTGCAACTTATACCAATCCTGCCGAGCAGTAAGGTAGAACCATGCAGGTGATTATTGACGGTGTTCCTTATGAGCCTGCCAACAAGCAGGCTTTTTCACGTATTGGTATCGCAATATCAACGCATCAGCGGCCAGAAGTGTTAGCAAGGGCTATATCGCAACACCTTAAGCATTTGCCACCTGGTGCGCTGGTGGTTGTTGTAGACGATGGTTCAGACCCGACGGCAGCTGTTCCTGATGGGATTCAGCTTTTCAGACATGAAAAATCTCGCGGTATTGTGGCAACGAAAAATGCCAGCCTTGAGGCGTTAATTAGTGCCGGTTGTGAGCACCTCTTCTTATGGGACGATGACGCGTGGCCTATTGCTGACGGTTGGCATCATCCATACATAGCCTCACCAGAACCGCACCTGGCTTACCAGTTCCTTGACTTAGCTGGTCCAAGAAAGCTTCAGGATCTTGCAGTGCTTCATGCTGATGATGAGCACGTCGCCTACACTGGGCAGCGTGGCGTGATGCTTTACTATCATCGCAGCGCGATTGAACAGGTTGGGGGATTTGACCCGGTTTATGGCCGTGGTATGTACGAGCATAGTGATCTGGCGCTTCGCATTCACAATGCTGGATTGACAACTTGGGCCTATGCCGATGTGGTTGGTTCGGCATCGCTGATTCACTCACTCGATGAGCATGAGGCAGTAGAGCGATCCGTTCCTAAGCCAGACAGACTGGCTCTTGTTGAACGAAATGTGAAGGTGCATAACGATAGGCGTGATGCTGGATTTACTGGGTATGTTGAATATCGGCAGCAGTGTGACGTGGTGATCACAACGCTGCTAACCACTCAACTAGACCCGCAACGCGGCACCAAAATGGCGGCATCCTCGGACATGCTGGCCAGGTGGGCGGGTTCACTTCGACAATGCAGACGTATTGCCTTAGTGGATGAGCTTCAGGATGCCCCACTAGATGTTGAGCTGTACCGCGTTCCTGATGTGAAGATGAACGTCTACTTCCGCCGCTGGCTGCACATCTGGCAGCACCTACGCGATCATCCTGAATACCGTTTTGTCTGGTGTACAGATGGCACTGACGTGGAAATGCTGAGGGCGCCGTGGGCTGAAATGGAAGCTGGAAAGGTATATGTAGGATCCGAACCAAAAACCTATGCGGACGCTTGGGCTAGTGATAAGCACCCTGAGCGTATCTATCAAGATTTTATCGCGATGCATCGTAATGATGTGATGCTAAATGCCGGGCTGTTGGGCGGCCAGCGTGAAGACGTTATGTCGTTTGCACATGCCATCGTTCGTTTGTTTTATCGGATAGAGAGCTATCGATTCTGGAAGATGGAGAAGGCATCTGCTGCGGTAGGGGACATGATTGCGTTTGGTATTGTTGCCAAAACATTTGGCGACCGTGTCATTACCGGTCCGCGCGTGCATACCGTATTCCGCACTGATGGTATTGGAAGGGAGTATGCATGGTGGAAGCACAAATAAAGTTTGTTGTAGTCGGCCATCATTCCAGACGGACCCAGGCAGCTGCGCTTGCCACATCGCTTCAGGCTCATTTGCTGATTGATGAAGGCGACAATGGCGCCAACTGGAACCACCGTCGCGCGCTTGAATGGGCTGCTGCTCAGCTTTGCCGCGTTGTTGTGGTTGAGGATGACGCTGAGCCAGTACCAAACTTCCTTCCCCAGGTTGAAGGGTGGCTGCAGCGCTACCCTGATTCGCTAGTGAGTTTTTATCTTGGTACCGGCCGCCCGCCACAGCATCAGATGCAAATAGCTGAACGGTTGATAGTTGCTGACAAGACACGTACTGACTTCATCACGCTACCGCGCCTGATACACGGCGTATGTTACAGCGTACCGAGACAGCAGATTGAACGCGTACTGACTCGCTGGGATGGCAGAAAGCCGGCCGATTACGCCGTAGGTGATGCATTCGGTGCCCCGGTTATCTATCCATGCTGGTCGCTGGTAGATCATGCCGATGGTGATCCTGTTGAGATTCACCCTGATGGTTCTCCGCGTACTGAACGCCGCCGGGCATGGAGGTTAGCCTGATGCCTGCATTAATACCGAGAGCATGCCGTAAGCGCGGCTGTGCTGGCACAACCACAGACCGCTCAGGATATTGCCCAAAGCACCTTAACGAAGGTTGGCAGCAACATCAGAGAGGACAGAACAGGCATCAGCGAGGTTATGGCAGCAAGTGGGACAGGCTGCGCCCAATCGTTCTCGACAGGGACAAACACCTTTGTCAAGAATGCCTGAGAAATGGAAGGTATACACCCGCTGAGACGGTTGACCATATCATCGCCAAAGCAAATGGGGGTACCGATGACCTTTCTAACCTCGAAAGCCTCTGCAGGCCCTGCCACAGGGCAAAGACAGCGCTAGAAAGATTCAAATGATATCGATTCTCATTTTAGTGATTAAAGAGGGGAGGGCGGGGTGAAAGTTCAGGAATGACGCGCCAAAGGACCGCCGCCCAACGTCTTTTCACATTGCCGCAGGTTAGAAAACTTTTTTATGGGGTACCCCATTCGATGATTAATAGGAGTTTTCGATTATGTCTGGACCACCGAAAACCCCTACCCATCTACGTTTGGTGAGGGGTAACCCATCAAAACGCCCAATCAATGAAAACGAACCAAAGCCCGCTGCTGGGGTACCCCCAACGCCAAAGCATTTCGACAAGCAGGGGAAATACTGGTTCAAGCGTATGGCCGAAGAGCTCGACGCGCTTGGCGTCATGTCGCAACTGGACGCGAGAGCGCTTGAGCTACTGGTTGAGGTTTACACCGAGTACCGGCATCACTGCGATACGCTTGAGAGAGAAGGCTACACCTACGCCGTATATAGCGACGAAGAGCCAGACGAAGGAAAAGAGCGAGAAATACGCATGATCAAGGCTCACCCTGCCGCCATCATGAAAGCTGATGCCTGGAAACGTCTGCGCGCCATGCTAGGTGAGTTCGGCATGACGCCAGCCAGCCGCTCTAAAGTGAATGCTAAAGGTCCTGATGCGGTTGACCCGCTGGCCGAGTTTATGAAAGCGAGGGATTAATGGCTAAGGTAGCAGAAGGCATCCGCTACGCCGAAAGGGTAGTGGCGGGGGAAATAATTGCCTGTGAGTATGTCCGCCTTGCCTGTCAGCGTTTTCTTGACGATCTGGCACACGGCGAAGAGCGCGGTATTTTCTTCAGTGAGCCTCGCGCGCAGCATATTCTGAATTTCTATAATTTTGTGCCTCATGTAAAAGGCGCGCTGGCAGGACAGCCTATTGATCTGATGGACTGGCACGTTTTCATCCTGATTAATATTTTTGGTTTTGTTATCCCGCTGGTTAACGAAGAAACGGGAGAAAACGTCCTGCGTAACGACGGCAGCGGTCGTCCAGTAATGGTTCGCCGATTCCGTACAGCAGATGTTGAGGTGGCCCGTAAAAATGCCAAATCAACACTTTGCTCCGGCGTGGGGCTTTATATGGCTGGTGCCGACGGAGAGGGCGGGGCGGAGGTTTATTCCGCTGCAACCACCCGTGACCAGGCGCGAATTGTTTTTGAAGACGCGAAGAATATGGTGAAGAAGGCGAAAGCCACTCTTGGGCGGATCTTCGAATTCAACAAGCTTGCTATCTACCAGGAGCAAACGGCCTCCAAATTCGAGCCATTATCATCTGATGCGAACAACCTCGACGGCCTGAACATCCACTGCGCCATCGTTGACGAGCTGCATGCTCACAAAACCCGTGACGTATGGGACGTTCTGGAGACGGCAACCGGTGCTCGCCTGCAATCGCTGCTTTTCGGTATCACAACCGCCGGTTTCAACAAAGAAGGCATCTGCTACGAACTGCGGGATTACGCCATCAAGGTGCTGCGTGGACTGGTAAAAGACGATACGTTTTTTGCCATCATCTACACCTTAGATGAAGGTGACGATCCCTTTGATGAAAAAGTCTGGCAGAAGGCGAATCCGGGGCTGGGTATCTGTAAGCGCTGGGATGACCTGCGCCGCCTGGCTAAAAAGGCGAAAGAGCAGGTTTCAGCCAGGATTAACTTTTTCACCAAGCACATGAATATCTGGGTTACCGCTGAGTCGGCCTGGATGGACATGATGAAATGGGAGAAATGCGAGTTTATTGCCCCGCAGCACGAACTTAAAACCTATCCATCTTGGGTGGGCGTTGACCTTTCAAACAAAATTGATATCTGTGCGGCCGCTAAAGTCTGGCGCGCGCCAGATGGCCACGTTCATGCGGATTTTAAATTCTGGCTACCAGAAGGACGCCTTGAGAAATGTTCACGCCAGATGGCTGAGCTCTACCGTAAGTGGGGCGAGATGGACAAGCTGATCCTTACCGACGGGGATGTAATCGACCATGCGCAGATTAAGGAAGAGCTACAGCTGTGGATTGCTGGCGATAGTCTGAAAGAAATTGGCTTCGATCCGTGGAGTGCGACGCAGTTCAGCCTTGCGCTGGCAGAAGAGGGGTTGCCGCTGGTGGAAGTGCCGCAGACGGTTCGCAATTTCTCTGAGGCGATGAAAGAGGTAGAAGCGCTGGTATACGGTGGCCGATTCCATCACAGCGATCACCCGGTGATGAATTGGATGATGTCCAACGTAACCGTCAAGCCTGATCGGAACGAGAATATTTTTCCGAATAAGTCCACACCAGAGGCCAAGATTGATGGCCCAGCGGCATTGTTCACAGCAATGAGCCGCGTTCTGGTTAACGGTGGCAACGACCAGCAGGATCTCTCCGGATTCTTCAATAATCCCATCATGGTAGGTTTCTGATGAAAAAAAACAAACGGCCAGGCAGGGTTAAAAGTGCTCTGCTTAACTGGCTTGGTGTGCCTATCAGCCTGACCGCCGGCACGTTCTGGGAGGAATGGTTTGGTACCAGCAGCAGCGGAAAGGTGGTAACGGCCGATAAAGCGATCCAGCTATCGGCAGTGTGGGCATGCGTAAGGCTATTAAGCGAGTCTATTTCGACTCTTCCGCTGAAAATATACGTTCGACAGTCTGACGGTTCACGAAAAGTAGCAACCGATCACCCGGCCTATTCGATACTTTGTCGCCGCCCCAATTCAGAAATGACGCCGTCACGATTTATGTTGATGGTTGTCGCCAGTATCTGCCTGCGCGGGAACGCCTTCATTGAGAAGAAATTCATCGCAAATCGCCTGGTTTCTCTGGTGCCTTTGCTGCCACAGAACATGGTGGTAAAACGTCTCACTACTGGGGCTCTGGAATACAAATACACCGAAAATGGTAACGAGCGCGTCATTCCCGTCAAAAACATAATGCACATTCGCGGGTTCGGTCTGGACGGTGTTTGCGGGATGATGCCGATGAAAACAGGTCGCGATGTGATCGGTTCAGCAATGGCGGTTGAGGAGTCTGCTGCGAAGATATTTGAACAGGGGCTTCAGAGTTCAGGTTTTCTCTCCGCTGATAACGCGTTGAATGACGAACAACGTGAAAGACTTCGCAGCTACATGGCTGCATTTACCGGTTCAAAAAACGCCGGGAAAATCATGGTACTTGAAGGCGGATTGAAGTATCAGGGCGTCACCATGAACCCGGAAGACGCTCAGATGCTGGAAAGCCGCTCTTTCAGTATTGAGGAAATTTGTCGCTGGTTTCGCGTTCCGCCTTTCATGGTCGGCCACACCACAAAGCAAAGCAGTTGGGCATCCAGTCTCGAGGGCATGAACCTCCAGTTCCTTACGCATACCCTGCGTCCCCTGCTGGTGAACATCGAACAGGAAATTGGACGGTGCCTGCTGGACAGCGATGATGAGGTATTCGCTGAGTTCTCAGTGGAAGGGCTGCTACGCGCTGATAGCGCGGGCCGCGCTGCATACTATACCAGCGCGCTTCAGAATGGCTGGATGTCCCGCAATGACGTACGCCGTCTTGAAAATATGCCACCGATTGAAGGGGGGGACATTTACACCGTTCAGCTCAACCTGACGCAACTGAAAAATCTTGAAAGCAGCAATCCTGCTGTTCAGGCCCTGGCCATGAGAGAACTGCATAACCACATATTCCCTGATATTTCCTTCGAACAATCTCCGCTGAAACAGGCCGCTTAGGAGCACTTTCCTGATGAGCAAAAAACAACTTCCGGTAGCACCGGCGGGTCGCCCCTGTGCGCGGGTCACCTGTGAAACTTTACCCTCTGCCCTGGACCGCTGGGACGGCGGGATCAAAGCTGCGGCCGCCGACGATAACAGTATTTCTGTGTTTGATGTGATCGGGCAGGACTACTGGGGGGAAGGCATAACAGCCAAACGTATCGCAGGTGCGCTTAGGTCGATGAATGGCGCCGATGTAACGGTCAATATCAACTCCCCTGGCGGAGACATGTTCGAAGGCTTGGCAATCTACAACCTTCTGCGTGAATACGAAGGCCGTGTGACGGTAAAGGTACTCGGTATTGCCGCCAGTGCCGCCTCGATCATTGCGATGGCCGGGGATGATATTCAGATCGGTCGTGGTGCATTCCTGATGATCCACAACTGCTGGGTCTACGCGATGGGTAACCGCCATGACTTTGCGGAACTTGCGCAATCTCTGGAGCCATTCGATACCGCAATGGCTGATATTTACGCTGCCCGTTCCGGTCTTGATATGGCAACCGTGCAGAGGCTGATGGATGCCGAAAGTTATATCGGTGGCAGTGACGCTGTGGCCAAGGGACTGGCAGACAGCCTGCTTTCTGCTGATGCAGTCAGTGATGGTGACGAATCACCCGCGTCCGCGCTCCGTAAACTTGATGCGCTGCTGGCTAAAACCAACACCCCGCGCTCTGAGCGTAGAAAACTCATTAAATCCTTATCCGGTGGCATGCCTAGCGCTGTTACCACCAACGACGGTACGCCGGGCGCTGCCGAAAATATCAAACCTGAAACCCTCAATTCACTTGAAAGCGCCCTGGCGGCGTTAGTCAAATAAGGACCATTTATGTCTGAAGTAAACGATATTCTGAAAAAAGTCACTGCCAGCATTGAAGAGGCAACCGGCAAGTTCAACGCGAAAGCAGAAGACGCACTCAAAGAAGCGCAGAAGTCTGGCAAGCTGTCAGAAGAGACAAAGGCAGCCGTTGATAAAATGGCTTCTGAGTTCAACGCACTGCGTGAAGCCGAAAAAACGCTGAAGGCCGCGATGGGTGAACTTGAGCAGCACGTTGCTCAGATGCCGCTGGCAAATGCTAAACAGGTTGTCGAGTCCGTTGGCCACCAGGTGATCTCCGCTGAAGCCCTGAAAACCTTTGCTTCCAGTGTGGAAGGCGGTAAACGCATCAGTATCCCGGTTAAGGCAGCCCTGACTTCTGTGGATGTGCCTGATGGTATTGTGGAGCCACAACGCCTGCCGGGTATCGATACGGCACCGAAACAGCGCCTGTTCATCCGCGATCTGATTGCGCCAGGTCGTACTTCCTCCTCTGCTATCTTCTGGGTGCAGCAGACAGGCTTTACCAACAACGCGAAAGTGGTTCCTGAAAATACGCAGAAACCATACAGCGAAATTGAGTTCACGCCGAAAATCACTGGCGTCAGCACGATCGCCCACCTGTTCAAAGCCTCTAAGCAGATCCTGGATGACTTTGCACAGTTGCAGTCAACCGTTGATGCCGAAATGCGCTACGGACTGAAGTATGCAGAAGAGCAGGAAATTCTCTTCGGTGATGGTACCGGCGTACATCTGCATGGCATCGTTCCTCAGGCGTCAGCGTTTAATCCGGCGTTCACTGTCGAACAGCAGAACGGGATTGACGATCTGCGTCTGGCAATGTTGCAGGCACAGCTGGCGCGCTTCCCGGCATCTGGTCACGTTCTTCATTTTATTGACTGGGCGCGGATCGAACTAACAAAAGACAGTCTGGGCCGTTACATCCTGGCTAACCCTGCGGCGCTGACTGGTCCTACTCTGTGGGGGCTGCCAGTTGTTGCAACAGAAGCGGCAGCCTTCCAGGGTAAATTCCTGACCGGTGCATTCAACGCTGGCGCGCAAATCTTCGACCGCGAAGATGCGAATGTGGTTATCTCCACTGAGAACGCCGACGACTTCGAGAAAAACATGATCACCATTCGTTGCGAAGAACGTCTGGCGCTGGCCGTAAAACGTCCTGAAGCATTCGTGTATGGTTCATTCTCCGGCGGTGCAGGCAGTTAATTCACGATTGATTGGCGGCCTTCGGGCCGCTTTTATAGGTGGCAAGAATGAAACTGATCGCACTAAAGCCAATTTATTTCGTTGGCGATGTAGTTAGAGAGGGGGGTTCGCTTGAAACTCGGGAACAACATGGACGCGAATTAATTAAAAAAGGATATGCGAAGCCTGATGATGGTGAAGCTACAACGCTATCGGAAATCAAAGTAGAGAAGAAGGCGAAAAAGTAATGATCGACTCTGATGTGGTGAAACAGCATTGCCGCATTGATACCGATTTTACCGGCGATGATGATCTGATGAAGGTATACACAGGGGCTGCGGCGCGGTATGTCCAAACCTGGACCAGGCGAACACTTTATGAAAATGAAAGCAGCCCTGGGTATGCAAATGACCAAAACTCTATTCTTCTTAATGACGATGTGAAGGCGGCTATGCTGTTACTCATTGGTCATTGGTATGCGAATCGTGAAACAGTGTCCGTTGGACAAACTGTATCTGAGGTCCCATTTGCAGTAGAAGCGTTGTTGCAACCATATCGAATCTATGGGGTGTAAACGTGGCATGTGAAGGGTGCCGGCGCCGCCGGGAATGGTTAAAGAACTGGTTGAGGATTGCCCATGAACGAGCAACAGGTAAACGCACTGATAGCAGCACTGCAGGAAGAGACGAAGGCAAAGCAGGAACAGACAGTAGCACTAACCCGCCTGGCTGAGTCCAATGAATCGTTGGTCGCTGTTCTTGTTGATGCATTCAGCAATGACATGGGAGACGTTGATATCATCAAAAACGATGAGACCCAAAACTATCTCAGCAATCGGGGGTAATTATGCAGGCCGGTAAGCTGCGCCATCGCATCACCTTGCAGAATCCCGTTAAGGTGCAGAACCCTGAAACTGGTTCAGTAGAAAATATATGGCAGGATCTTGCTCAGCTTTGGGCCGAGGTTTCTCCACTTTCCGCCCGAGAGTTTGTGGCCGCTCAGGCAATGCAAAATGCCGTAACTACGAGGATTACTATCCGCTACCGTCAAGACATCGAGCCAAAATATCGGATATTGTTTCGCGGTAAAATATTCAACATTGAAGGTATTTTATCCGATCCGAAAAGTGGCCTTGAATATCTGACCCTTCCTTGCTCTGAGGGAACGAACGATGGCTGATGGCGTTGAATACACCCTTACTGGCGTCGATGAGCTGATGGGAAAGTTGGAATCTATCAGCGATGACATGAAGCGCAAAGGAGGGCGTGCGGCCTTGAGGAAGGCTGCCAACGTTATCGCCAATAGGGCAAAGGCAAATGCTCAGAGACTGGATGATCCAGAAACAGGACGCAGCATTGCGGACAATATCGCAGTTCGTTGGAATGGCCGCGAGTTTAAGCGCAATGGAAACTTGGCCTTTCGCATTGGTGTTCTGCATGGCGCTGTGCTGAAAAATCATCCTGATAAAGCCAAGAATGCCCCAACGCCGCACTGGCGACTGCTGGAATTCGGCACTGAAAAAATGCGAGCTCAACCTATCATGCGACCGGCGGCAGATAGCGGTGCGTATGAGGCATCCAATACGTTCGTTGTTGAATATGGAAAAGCTATCGATAGGGCAATAGCAAGAGCAGCCAAGAAAGGAGCCAGATGATGATCGCACCAATTTTTAAGGCCTGTGCTGCAAGTCAGGCGGTAACAGCTCTCATCGGTTCAAATCCTGTGCGGTTATACCCCTTTGGCCTGCAGGATGACAATGTGGTTTATCCCTATGTCGTTTGGCAGAACATAAGCGGTTCACCTGAGAACTACCTGGACAAGCGCCCGGATGTTGACAAGTACACGCTGCAGGTAGATGTGTATGCCGATACGGTCGCGTCTGCTGCATCCGTGGCCACAGCGTTGCGTGATGCCATCGAGCCACACGCCTACATTACCAGATGGGGCGGCCAGAGCCGCGACCCAGAAACAAAGCGCTATCGCTATTCCTTCGACGTTGATTGGATAGTGCTTCGTTAACATTCCCAACTTTTCAACATACCGGCCTTGCGCCGGTTTTTTTATGACCGGAGACACTATGTCTGTATTAACACAAGGCACGCAGTTGTATGTGCTCGCTAATAGAGTCGTAAGCGAGATTGAATGTATTACCAACTTTACGGCGGGCGGGAACCCGGCAGATCAGATTGAAAACACTTGTCTTTCGGAGCGCAAATCTAAGACATATGTAAAAGGTCTGCAGACGCCGGGCCAGTCGTCTGTAACTCTGAACGCGGATCCGAAAAACGCCAGCCACCTGATGCTGCATAACTTGGCTGAGACTGATGATGAAACCCCACTGACCTGGGCATTGGGTTGGTCAGACGGTGAGTCTGTACCAACAGCTGCCGCGCCAGGCGCACCAAACTCTGTTGATGGCCTGTTATTGCCAGAAGATCGCACCTGGTATGTTTTCCAGGGTTACGTGTCCGATTTCCCGTTCGACTTCCAACAAAATACCGTTGTGAGCACGGCTGCAACTATCCAGCGTTCCGGCCCTGCTGTTTGGGTGCCAAAGGCTCAAGCTGGCAGTTGATCATTTTACCCGCCGGGGCTGCGTGCCCCGCTTAATTTCTCATTTATGGTAACGACATGAAATTAACTCTGGAATCGTTGAAAGAACATGGCGCCTTTACCGGTCGCCCAGTAGAGAAAGAAATCACCTGGAAGCAGGGTGAGAAAGAACTGACGGCAACGGTGTTTGTACGGCCTTTGGGTTACTACACAGCCCAGGCAGATATTCTTGCTATTGGTGGTAAAGTCGATGGTGTTGCAGGCCGTATAGCTGCATCGATCTGTGATGAAACTGGTAAACCAGTCTTTACCGCGGCAGATATCACTGGCGAGGCAGATCCTGAACGTGGCGCACTGGATGGTAATTTAACGGTAGCATTGCTGGTGGCTATCCAACAGGTTAACAACTTGGGAAAGACGGAGCCATCAGCGCAGACGACGAAGCCTGGTGCGAACTAGTCCTTAACGGTATTGGCGGCAGGACAATAGCAGAGGCGCAGGAACGTCTAAATATTCCTGAGTTTCGTCTATGGATGAAGTATCGCAACAAGTACGGCAGTCTAAACCCTATGATGCGGACCGAGTGGGGAGCTGCGCTGGTGGCCAGCACAATGGCAAATGTGAATAAAGGTAAAGACTCACCTCCATTTCACATCTCTGACTTTGCTCCGCATATTCCACATATTGAGGATAAGCCGATATCCCTGGAAGAAGCAAAGGCAAAGTGGAGTTAAATTATTTAAAAGAGGATGCTCATGGCCAGTAAATCATTAGGCACGCTAACTATTGACCTAATTGCCAAAACGGGTGGGTTTGTCTCCGGGATGGATAAGGCAGAGCGGGCATCTGAAAAATGGAGAAAGCAAGTACAGAAAGATGTGGCTGATACTAGCAAGGCCCTTGCTGGCATAGCCACAGCAGCGATGGCTGCAGCAACAGCGGTAGGTGTCGCTGGATTTCAACTTTTGAAATCTACATCGGAACAAGTCGCTAATACTGACAAGTGGGCCAAGTCATTAAAGATGTCAACTCAGGAGTTGTTGGCATGGCAATTTGCAGCTGAGAAAGCTGGTTTGTCAGGCGAAAACATGGCAGACATTTTTAAGGATCTTGGCGATAAAATTGGTGATGCTGTATTAAATAAATCAGGTGAGGCGGTAGATGCATTAAATGCGCTAGGTCTTTCGGCTGAAAAATTAGCTAAAGCATCACCAGATAAGCAGATGTTGGCGATAGGCGATGCTCTAGGTAAGATAAATACCAATGCAGCTAAGATAAACATCCTAGAAAGCATTGGTAATGATCTATCTAAACTACTTCCGCTTTTTGATAATAATAATGAAAAATTAAAACAATTCATTCAGCTGGCAAAGGATTATGGTGTTGCTCCTGACCCATCATCAATAGATGACCTTGTGAAAGTAAATGATCTTTTTCAAGATATGGAAAGCCAGGTTAAAGGCTTAAAAATTGAAATTGCATCAGGACTAGCAAAAGTTGATTTGTCTCCATTACAAGATTCACTTGATCAGGTTAGATCAGTTCTAACCGATCCTACAGTTCAGCAGGGGCTTGTTGATTTAGTCAGCAATGTTGCGCAGCTTGCTGGTTGGTTTGTTAAGACTGCAGCAGCGGCAGGGGAATTGCTAAAGTTTCAGAATAATAGGGTTGCTGTTCTTGGTGGTAATATTGATGTTAATAATTTAGAACAGGTAATAGGAAGAATAAAACAACTACAAGACATGATTGATAACCGTTCTCCATTAAAAGGAGATGGGCAGTCTTGGGTTGGAAAGCTTTTAGGTGATGATGATTCTGTAGGAGCACTAACAAAAGAACTTAATAATCTCCTAGTAGTTCAGCAAAAGTTAAAAGAAAAGAGTTTTGTCGGTAACAGCTTACCTACTGGTCTGGCTACGGTTGTTAGTAATCAGTTTGGGCTTGGTAAAGGTGAAACAAACGGCAAGCCTAAATCTAATCCTGGTGCAAACAAACTGGAATCTGCGTTCAAAGCTACAGAATTAAATTATATGCGCCAGATCGCGCTTATCGAAACTACTGGAAAAAAAACTGCTGAGGTGACAGAAGCAGAAAAATTACGCTTTGATCTCGCAAGCGGGAAGCTTGTTGGTATCAATGCTGAGCAGCAGAAGCGACTTTTTCAGCTAGCTGATGAGTTAGATAAACTTCAAGCGTTGAAAAAAGCCAATGAAGAAAACCTAAAGGTAGCTGCATTCGCAGCAAATCTTAAATCATCAAATGACAATGCTCGCCAGAGCTTGAATGCGGATATCGTTGGCGCGGGTATGGGGGAGAAAACTCGCAGCAGAATGAAAGAATTGCTGGGTATTCAGCAAGATTTTGTCAATCAGCAGCAAGAGTTGCAGAAGCAATACCAGTCAGGTGACATAACCAAATCACTTTACGATAAAGAAACTCAGGCTTTGCATAATGCACTGAAGGAAAGGCTTGAAATTCAGGAGGACTATTACAAGCAGTCAGACGAGCAACGAGATGATTGGTCGTCTGGTATTTCTGATGCGCTGGTAGATTTTGCTGATAGCTCAAGCGACTACTATCAGCAGGCAGCAGATGCTATGACATCCGTCTTGGGTACCGCCACCGATTCTATATCTAATCATCTGTATGATGTCATTAGTGGTACTGAATCTATGGGAGAGGCAATTAAGGGCGTTTTCTCAGATCTAGGACAATCGGTAATTAAAGCTCTAATTGATATGGCTGCTCAATGGTTAGTTTATCAGGGGGTTCAGCTATTGGTAGGAAAGACGGCGCAGGCTGCAGCCATACCTGCGATGGTTGCCAATGCGCAGGCTACAGCCTTACAGGCCCAGCTTGCTGCTTTTGCCTCTACGGCTGCAATACCCATTGTTGGCCCCGCATTGGCGCCGGCAGCTATGGCCACGGCGGCAACTATCACTGAACCTATGGTAGCAGCTATTTCAGCAGCTGGTCTTTCTGGTATGGCCCATGACGGCATTGACGCTGTTCCTGAAACGGGTACCTGGTTGCTTCAAAAAGGAGAGCGGGTAACGACAGCAGGGACCAGCGCTAAACTCGATGCCACGCTAGATCGAGTGGGGCGAGATGCGAATACCGGGGGTAATGTACCTTTTGCCCCGGTCACTCATTTAACCGTCAACGGCGATCCAGACAAAAGCACGATACGCGCTATCGAGGAGGCAGTATCTCGCGGTAATAAACGCCTGTACGGTCAGATGACCTCAGATGTCGCTACGGGGCGAGGTGATTTCTCCAAAGCTCTGGGTGCTGGATGGCAAACTAAACGGAGAACAGGTTAATGGGGATCACATCCAATATCGATTATCCGCATCAATACCTGCCTTTGCCGCTTCAGGATGGGTATGGGCTTAAGGCCATTAGCCCGTTGCTCAGAACGCAGATGGTATCAGGAAGAGCCCGCCAGCGCCGGCGCTACACTTCAACGCCAACGCAGACTCCAGTATCTTGGCTCATGAATGACATTCAGGGACAGGCATTTGAGGCTTGGTATCGCGATGCAATCAGTGATGGTGCGGCATGGTTCAATATGAACTTGCGAACGCCAATCGGTATAAAGCCTTATGTATGCCGATTTATCGATATCTACGAAGGGCCTGTATTAATAGGCGGTAAATATTGGCAGTACAGCGCAACACTGGAGCTTTGGGAGCGACCATTGCTACCTCCTGGTTGGGGTAACTTCCCCGAGTTTATCGCGGGACAGAACATCATCGATCTCGCAATTAACAGGGAGTGGCCTGAACCATGACGGTATTAAATCGACTTTATGCATCTTCCGGTTCTGAAGTAATCATCGAGACACTACAAATCGTTGTCGGAGGGGCGACATATTGGTTAACGCGGGGATGGGATGATATTACAGCAACGCTAGAAAACGGAGCGGTGGCAACCTTTACCGCTTGCGGGATCGATTTGTCTTTACCCGCTAGGAATGCTGACGGCACGCAGGATCTGAAATTTGCGATCTGTAATATCGATGGAACGGTTTCAAATGCCATCCGCGATGCATTGGGAAATCAGGAAATAGGTACGCTAACATACCGGCATTATCTGTCTACTGATTTAACGGCCCCAGCTTCGCCCCCATTTACCTTGACAATTAAATCGGGCTACTGGACCTCAATAGAGGTTCAGATAACAGCGGGCTATTTGAACGTGCTTGACACTGCGTGGCCGCGCCGGCGATTTACGCTGCCAGACTATCCTGGGCTGCGCTACCTCTCGTAAGGGACATCTCATGTTTAATCCTGATAAATACCTTTCAGTCACCTGGCTGAAGGGCGGCCGAACTTATCCTGAACTTGACTGCTTCGGCATTGTTAACGAGGTCCGGCGCGATATCGGTATGCCATCCTGGCCAGATTTTGCGGGCGTGACGAAAGATAATAACGGACTGGACAATTCAGCGCGGAAATTAATTCGTGAGTTGAGCAAGTGTGAGCCTTGCGAAGGGGCAGGAATTGCTTGTTATTCCGGGAGCATGGTGACGCATGTTGCAGTTGTGGTGAGTATTGATGGCGTCTTACATGCGGCGGAATGTAATCCGAATACGAACGTGACATTTCTTCCTCTGACGCGTTTTGAGCGGCGTTTTATAAAAGTGGAGTATTACCTGTGATCCGCATTTATCCCTCTCGCCTGCCTGGTGAACCATTGGAAACGCATGAACATAGGGCCATGACGCTGCATCAGTGGTTCGTTGAAAACGTGGATGGTTATCAGAATGACATGCGTCACCCTATTGCCGTTGAGGTTAACGGCAAAGGTATTGCCGCTAACGAGTGGCCGCTGTGCCATATCAGTGCAGAAACAGATGTGCGGATGTTTCCGATCCCTTATGGAACTGGATTGGAGATCGCGGCATGGGCTGCTGTAGCCGTGGCCGTGGCATCTGCGGCTTACTCGCTGATCATGATGTCCCAGATGAGCAAAGATGGGATGGGATCGGCCAGTGGTGGCGACTCTCTGGACTTATCACCGGCGAAAGCTAACACGGCCAAGCTTGGCGACCCAATCAGAGAGGTGTTGGGTAGAGATCGCGTTTATCCCGATTATCTGGTACAGCCGGTTAGCCGCTTCGACAGCAGTAACCCACAAATTTACAGAACAGATATGTTCCTGTGTGTGGGTGTTGGTAACCAATCCATCAACCAAACAACGATAAAGATCGGCAATACACCCGTGAGTAGTTTTGGTGATGATGTGAGCTATACGATCTACCCACCTGGCGCCAATGTTGTTTCCGATCACCGCACAGAAAATTGGTTTGCTTCGACAGAAGTCGGCGGGACCACATCTGGAACTGCAGGGCTTGATCTTGCTTCAACGGGTCCGGATTCAGTCAGCATTACCGCCGACGCGATCACAGTATCTGGCAATAACCTGACTGTTATTGGTGCCGTTGATGGAGACGGTGATGCCGTTATTCCTGACTCGTGGGTGGTGGGTACTGACCTGACGATTCAGGCCCCGGACACATTTACAGTGGCGATCGAAGCGGGGCATAACGTTATCTATGGCGATTTTGCTGAACTAAATCCATCAGTAGGGCTGCCGCTTTCGATGACATGGAATGGAACTCGAATTGACTTATTCATTTCAGCATACAACCCAGGATCACCCGCGGTACCAGGTGTGGGAGGTAACGCCGCGAGCATAACCGCGTCAGCGGCGCCAACGACATACGACTTTAGCACCACCCCTCTATCATTTACGCTGACGTGGGCCAGTGTGAATTTTGTTATTTCTCTGACAGCAAACTACGTAACGATGTCTGGCCTTACTGAAGAGATCGATGATCAACTTTCAGGGTCAGGTCTGGAAGTGGTTGCGATAGACACGAAGATTGTGATCAGGGAAAAGGAGAGCCCATTTAGCGGTAACAATATCGGTTTCAGCGTGCTGCCGGCGGTATTGTTTGGCTCTGACCCTGTGGTTATCGCCGGTACCGCATCAACCGGAGGAACGCCAGCCATCAGCGAACACATCGCGATGGCCTGGGGAAGTGCAACCGGCGATGCTTTCGTGGGTATTCCCAGCGGTTCACAGCGGATATCTTTTGGCCTCAGAGGTTATCGGTACCGCATTACAGATATTGATGGGCAAACAATCAGCGTTGAACGGCTGATAGAAAACTCAGGCGGTTCAACAACGGTAGATCCTAGTTGGCCCGGATTTACTGGCCGTACATTACTTGACTCCACAGTAACGGGTCTCAGTGATGCCAACGACTGGATGGGGCCATTTCTCTGTTGCCCGGAAAATGAAACGACAAGCCAGATAGAACTTAACTTTGTTTATCCGCAGGGTCTGTGTGATGTCGGAAGTAAGGATGGCGCCATTCACTGGCACGATGTGGCGATGACGATTCAATATCGTTTGTCTGGCTCTGACGCCTGGACCAGCGTACAGATAACACATGGTAACAACACTGTGAATGAAGTTGGTTATACCGAGGCGATCACGTTCCCTACTCCTGGTAACTATGAGGTGCGGATTAAGCGAGATACGCCGGTATGGGGTGGTACTACGCGAGATTCTGTCCAGTGGCAGGCGATGCGAGCAAAACTTTCCGCTCGCAAGATCAGCTATCCTGATATCACAACTATCGCGTTGACTATTCGCACGGGTAACCGCCTGGCGGCTCAGTCTGATCGGCGCGTTAATCTGGTCGCAACAAGGCTCTATGATGGGCATCCATCGCGGAGCATCAGCGGTGCGTTATACCACGTGCTGAAAGATCTTGGCTACACAGATAGCCAGATAGACTACGCCACTATCAATGCGCTGGAAGCTAATTACTGGACACCCAGGGGCGAAACCTTCGACTGGTCTGCAGGCAGTGATAACACGTCCGGTTTAGACGTGCTGCAACGGATCGCGAATGCTGGAATGGGGTATTTTTTGTCGAGTGATGGTCTTGCCTCTGCTGGTCGCGAGGGGATTAAAAACTGGTCAGGCGTGATCAGTCCGCAAGAGCAAACAGAGGAACTCCAGACAGCCTTCAAGGCTTTGTCTCAGGACGACTATGACGGGGTTGATGTTACCTACGTTAATGCCACTACGTGGGCAGAGGAAACGGTACAATGTCGTTTCAGTGATAACCCAACGCCAAAAAAAGTGGAGGATTACACACTGGATGGTGTGAAGGATCCTGATCGGGCCTATCGCATCGGCATGCGCCGGCTGATGAAGTACCGATATCAGCGGCTCACGCACTCAACAAGCACAGAAATGGACGCTCTCTGCTACAACTACGGTGATCGCATTGTGCTAACAGATGACATTCCCGGCAGCAAGACGATTAGTTGTCTGGTTGTTGATGAACAGCATGATGATAACGTGGTGCGGATTGAGGTAAGTGAGCCACTCGATTGGTCATTTGAAAACCCGCGTTGTCTGATACGGTTCCAGGATGGCTCCGCATCCCCGCTTTTGATGCCAACTCGTATTGATGATTACACATTCTCCATTGCCAATACTGCGGATGTGCGAATTGATGAGTGGATCATGAATAACCCGGCGATAGAGCCACCGCGAGTTATATTCTGCTCATCAAGCCGTGTAGGGTATGACTCAATAATGGACTCCATCGAGCCTGGCGCCGATGGTACGTGCAAAGTGAACGCATTGCAGTATACCCCATTGCTTTATCAGCATGATGACGATATCTATCCAGGTAATATCTAAGTTATTAATATATCCAAATAACCCGCTGCAGCGGGTTTTCTTTTATGAGGCCAAGATGACCACTTACAACACAGGAAACCCTGTCGGGCCTAATGGCTCAGCTGATCCGCGCGATTTGTATGATAATGCGCAAGTTATGGATTTATTAATAAATTCAAGTGACGACAAAACAACGGGACGTATTGGTAATGATCTGACCACATGGGCTGGGGTATTAAAAAATCTTTCACCATTTAAAGCATACAATAAAGATGAGGTAGAATCCGCCATTTCATCAGGTGAGATTCCAGAGGGTAGATTATTTTTTGTTTATTCTGATGATGGCATATATCTTGCTAAACTATACAAAAATATCGGCGGTGTGGCTGTATTTCAAAATGATGGGTTTATCGGTTCATCAATTACATTCACTGAGGCAGACCGGTTAACAAGAGCGAGTAGTTCTCTCTCTGCAATTGCCGATGCGACATTAAACGTATCACTTGCTGAAAATGTTTCTGAGTCTCAAGAGTTCAGCAGCAGTGGTCTCTTCGGGGTTTTCATTGACTCGGCTCATGGTTCAGCATCACCTCAGTACTCAATCATTTCAGATCTAAGTGTTTTGTCTAATGGATTTTCAATCTATAAACTTAAGCTTTTGGCCGGTGATTATTTTTCTGACGGTGTGCGTAAAACATTTTATAGGCCAATTAGGGTTAAATCATTGACTCACGCGTCAACTTCCGAAGAAGAGTCTGTTTTTCGCGTGGTTTACACAGCTCCGTTCTCAGATGAAAGTTTTAGCACAAGCAGATATGAGGCTATTGATGAATCTGGAGTTTTAGCACCTACGACATATTTATCAGCACCAAAAGTTACTGTGCCATCTTCAGCGCTGCACGGAGTAAATGGTAATGTAATAATTTCTGTGCCAAAAGAAACCTTATCCTCTGACGGTTTCCCTGTTAACTCCGCAGGTGCATTGTCGTGGGTAAATGATAAAGCATCAAATTCAGTGCTTCGAATTCGTGTTAATAGCCTTCAGAGCGAGCTATTCGACTCATTGATCGTATCTAGCCCTGGGGCGCTTAGCATTGTCATCACAACAACAGGACGAAACTTGCAGAGTGACTACGCGATTTCACCCACGTTCAATATTAATGTAAGGACGACTAGCAAATCAAAGAACTACTCAGACAGTGGCTATATCCGATACGGGGCTGATGTGGCAAATAATCTTGAAGAGGATTATGTCAATAGGCCGGTTGAGATAAAAGTTAACTTCCCATGCGGGGAAGTGGCTGGAGGAAGTTCGATTATCATTGAAGATGATTCTGGAAATTTGATTGATGGTCAGTTTATTGAGGAATTTGATGTTAACTCAAGAAAGCAGCTATCACATGGCTATTGGTCTGATGGTTCATTAAGAAGCGGGTCGCTATTTTTTATTGACACTATTCCTGCAAAGTCAAAAAAACACTACACCATCAAAGCATATCAATCACAGGTAAAAACGTATGCTCTTCCTGTTGTTGCAAAAGACGCCACTGGCTATAGAATTACAGCTGGTGCAATAGAGTATAGCTTTCCTCAGAGCAATGGTTTTCAGTTGTCATCCGTTAATGATGGTGGCGTAACAAAAAATGTTAGATATGGTATGTACCAGATAACCAAGAAAGCAGATGGGACACTACAGGATTCTGTATTCGTGCCAAATCGATGCAAGATCTCCATTTGCAATAATGGCCCAGTGTTCACTGAAGTTGAAACGGTTGTTTATAATCGCCCAATGGAAAATTCGCCAGAAGGGGTGCTGAAATCACGAATTCGAACTAGGATGTATAAAAATGGCATTGTGTCAATTCGCGCGGCCACATCGGCAACAACAGATATTCCAGCCAACATCTTATTCGGCGCTATGTCGAGAACAGAAATAGATGTGGTCTCTCCAGTAATTAACACAAGCTTGTGCAATGCGACCTGGTCAAATCCAGCAACATCTAAGCGTGAAAGCGTTAGTACATTGTATGCAAACGGTGATGTGCACCGTGATGGAACAAATTACGGGCCGAATCGCCCTGTAGATGTTCGCATCATAAAGCTATCGGACGCGTTGATACGTGTATACGCTGGATGGGGATATCAGAATGTAACGACGTGTCCAGCCGTCCCAGCTGGTTGGACATGGACTCATGAGATAATGATTAACAATGATGAGGCAGCGGAATCATTAACCTCTGTTGCTGCATTTAATCACAACCGTCCGATCGGTGTCAGCGGGGTAGCGGTTCATCCTTATGTCACTCAACAACGCGCAGCAGATAAAATCGCCGAGCTGTGCATGGGTTATACTCGCTACTGGCTTAACGATACAACAAGCAGCGAAGTAGGAAGCCCATACCGAAATGGATACGCGGCGGAGCTAGTGAACTTCGTGAAATACGGCATCGGTGATTTTGATGCTATTTATAACGATTTCATTAACTACTGTGCTACTAACTACGGGGGGATCACAAATCTGGGGGCTAAATATTCTGCTGGTTCTCTACTCCTGCAGTTTGCATCACGAACTATTGCACCACCTATCTGGTGGCTGTATAAGCTCGCGGAACAGCGCGGCGATGCGGCTAAGGTCGCGACGTTGAAAACCGGGATATTGAACCTGGCCACAGCGCTGAAAAATAAGTTTGCGTCACAGGGAGGAATTCCGCTGCAGGGCAATCAGGCAGGGATCGGTAACAGTAACTCAAACGGAACGGGATACCGTTTCATTGCAATGGCTGTTGGTTCAGGCCAAGACGGTGACGGATCGTTCGCATTGGCTTTGGACGGGCTTGATGGTGTGCTAACAACAAAATTCATGCCTGTTAAAAACATTCTTTCTGATGGGGTAGGTGATGCATTGCCAGCTACGCATTATCTACATTACCAGGCATATGCATATAACAATTATATGCAAGGAGTTAAAGCATCGAATAGAGAAAACAAGATAAATATGGGTGGGTTCTTTTTAAATAGCATGGCATCATATGGGGCGCCAAAAGACATTGATTATTGCATTTCGGAGAGTCGGCGGGGAATTGTCGATACGATGGTGTGGATGGCACACATTGACATCGCTGAAAACGGTCTGTCTGGGGCGTCTGCCGCAATGTTATTGCTTGAGCAAATTGAGCGTGAATATGGGCCGCGCCCTGGTTATCCTCGAAGATTTTACGATTTCAGTGATGTAACGAGTGATATGACAACCCTGCAAGTTGGCTTCATGCTGAACATTTTGGCTGACATTTGGTTTGATTACTATTTCTCTGTTAGATAAACATCCGGCCGGGAAGTGAGGATCCCGGCCATTCGTACCTACTTTTTCAATAAACAACCCAATAGGCTATTCTTGTTTATTACGTTTAACTTTATGAGCTTCTGCACTCCATTTCTAGATGTTGAGTTTAGTTTTATTAGCCTTGTTTTTGCTAATCTATTTTTATTTCTTAAAAGAAGCTCTACTGCAACAGCAATCCCGTTCCACTTGTGTTTATAATTTAGGTAGTGCCCCGTACTTCCTGATGATGCATATAGGATATTATGTTTTGATTTATTCAATACAACTATAGCCGATATATAGCACAATAGGTAATCGGGTCTGGTTAGGTTTTGTAAATGATAATCTCTATTATCCATGTCGTTGTAATAAGTTTTTGGTGATGCAGATGTAATGCACTCGTAAAACTCATTCTTCCAATCACTTATAAACTTACTTCCAATTGGAGCGACTATAAACCAATTTTCTGAGATTGGCCTTTTCAGGTCATTTGTGCATTCATCTGAATAAAATAAAAATGACTCATGGCGATCTAGCTTAGAAATTATCCATTCTATATCTTGAGTCAAGAATATGCTTGCGTCCATCCAAACACCACCATGCTTTTCAAGAAGCATCAATCTTATAAGATCCGCTTTATTTGAAGTTGGAACATCATCTGATATTTTAGGCAGATCTATATATTCATGCAAGTTTGATGGATTTAAAAGAGTTACTTCATAGCCGCTACATATTGCAGAAGCCCGGCTTATGCATAGATCAACAATGTCAGGCGTATCTACCGAGTCCCAATAAAACCATATTTTTTTTGGTATAATATAATGCTCGTAATTTCTTTTATTCTCACTGTTTATCTCTGCCCATTCAGTGATTGGCGATTCATCCTTTTTTGACAAAATAATCATTGCTGCTTTGAGTATCTTGGAAATCATTTTTCATCAATCCTTTCTTAGAGCATATTTAATGGAGTTCATAATTGATTTTGGATTTAGGCACCAAAGACCGATAACAACTACTCCATTCATCTTTAAAACAATTATCTGGTAAATTGATATTATAAACTCAGATGCCACCCAAATAAGTGATGTTGTCATGCCTCCACCAAATGGCAAAATTAAATAATTTGCACCTAGGCTAATAACTGATACGATAACCTGTATCATAACAAATGACTTGTCCATCCCTAGATTTAGCATTACTTGTCCGCCTATTATAATTCCATAAAAAACAGCAAATAGTCCAAATGAAAGAGCGGCCATCATAGGGGATGCGTCAATGAATTCATCGCCAAAAATTATCTTTACAATCACATCACTAAGTGAAACCATAAAAATCAGCATTAGTATGCTGAATGCAACAAGTGATGGCATTATAGATCTCACTGCCACTACCCCCTCATCTCTGCTTCTTCCAAATTTCTCAGAAAGAATCGGGAATATTATTTGTGATATCGGCATAATCATTATGCTCTTTGTCACATCTATTAGCTTTTGCGCAGAAGTGTAATACCCAACCTCTTGATTAGAAGATAAAGCACCTAACATTACAATGCCCGTGGTTGTATATAGATTAGTAACAACTCCGGAAAAGAATAAGTACTTATCCTCCCGCAAATAATCCAGGCAGTTCTTGAACGGGCTAATATACAATTTAATATTGTATTTTTTCAACGTTATTGAGAAACATGCTAGTGAAAATATAAGTGTCCCTACATTAATTATTGCCGTATATAGCATTACATCGCTCGAGTCTTTTACGAATAGAATTATAAGTATGAATGACACGAACCTATAACAAAAAGATAGCATGGCAATTGTTTTAAAATCGCTATATGCTTGCAGAAACCAGTTTTGGGTAAATAAAACAGCAATGCATGATGTAAATATGATTATTGATAATAAGATGTCATTTCTTAGCGGATTAATAATAAAAACACAAATTGAAAAAACAAAAGTACATGCTATAACCAAGTAAAGCTGTGATGTAAAAATGGTTGAGAATATATCACTTGATTTAATCCTATTTCTTGTCAGTCTCCTCACTCCAGTATAGTTAAAACTATAAGACGCAATAAGTATAAAGTAACCTATAATAGCAGTAATATAGTTTAAAGAACCCAATTTCTCAGGGCCAAACGCTCTAGCTACGATTGGAATCGTTAAAAGTGGGAATAAGTAATTAGCAGATTGCACTAGGAACATATATGAAATATTTTTTATGTTCTTTTTCATCAGATAAATATCACTTTATGTTAGCCAACTCCGTATGAAATAAGTTGGTACGCTATCAGATAGCAAAATCATACCAGTTAAAAATAAACAGGTCTATGGCTCGATTTTGAGGTTCTCTAAATTGTCTATATATATTAATTGGTTAGAAGTTATTCTGGTGGCTAGTAACAGCCGTTAAATTCTAAAATCGAAGTCCAGCGCCGCATCAACTGCCTCTCCCTGGGTTTTAAACGGTACATCCGACACAAGCGGCCAGCGCCCTTTATGCCACACATAAAGCCAGTGCTGACCCTCTTCATCCTCACGGATTGCGAACATGGGGGGGCTGTTGATCGTTGGTTCTGGGTATCTGTCGTTTTCGTTGAGAATGAAGATCTGCCGGCCTGCGAGGGTGATGCTTCCCATCATTTCTCCTTTGATTTCCGAAGTAGATCAAATTTTTCATGAAGCGATTTAGGGTACAGCTCAGTGTAAACTTGCCACAATGTATTTAAGTTCTTATGCCCAGTTACCTGAGCCACTTCTTCGATACTAAATCCAGCCTCAAACAACCTACTTGCTCCCTCCCGCTTAAGATCGTGATAGTGTAGGTCATCTATCCCAATCTTCTCTCTAACCTTGATGAATGCTGCTGATATAGACTTTGAGTTATAAGGGAAAATGTATTTTGAAACCCTCTCTTGGCGCATGACTATCTCCCACGCCTCACCAAGAAGCGGAACACTCATGTGGTTTCCTGCTTTCTTCCTCGGATCCTTTCTATCCCTTACAAGAACTGATTTCTGAGCATAATCAATATCACTCCATTCTATGCGGCAAACCTCGCCGACTCGCATGCACGAAAGAATAGAAAAATTGAAAATATCGACAAACGGTATCCTGGATCGGGGATGGTTTTGTCGCTCTTGCAAGGCAGCAACGATGACGTCTATCTCTTTTTCGTCAGGGCGTCTAGTTCGCCTATTCGATTTCGAGATTAGGCGCATCTTAGCCAGAAGTGGCTTTGCTTCATCGATCGGATTAGCGGTGTAGCTGATGCCGTATATAGGCTTTGCGGCTTTCAATACCGTGCCAAGATAACTCAAGTCATGAGAGACGGTTGATGGACTGGCGCCGTTAGCAACCCTTCGTCTGCAGTGATCAATGATGTCATTGGCCTGCAGCTTTGATAGCGCCAAGAAGCTAAACTCAGCGGTCAGCAACATGCGCAGAGTTGAGGATTTATCTTTTCCCGCCTTCCCGCCTGTTTCTTGATCATCAAGATATTTTTGTATGAGCTCGGCCACAGTTATCCGGTCGGTGTCATTAGAGTTTGGGATGCCGTTTTTTTCCAACTCAGCAACCCGGTTAATGCCCCATGTCTTTGCCAGAGCTTGTTTGCCGAACGTTCTATTTTCACGGAAAAGATAGACGCCTTTTTCCCGGACACCAACAGTGCAGCGATACCGTACAGTACCATCTGCTTTGGTTCTTTTTTCGATGCTGTAATAGGCCATAGTTAAACCATTCGGTACGATTTGAGGGGTGCTGTTAGGGGTGCTGATGAGCGGAAAATACAT